AACAAATGCCGCAAAGAAAGCATTGCAGCATAAAGAAGATAATGGCAGCCAGTGCGGTACAAGTGTAGGCTGGACAAGGGCAAGGCAGTTAAGCGGAAGAGAGGCATTAAGTGACGATGAAGTGATACGCACTTATAGTTTTTTAAGTAGAGCCAAGGTATATGACCAAGGCAAGTATTTTGATGAGAACGATAACGAAATATGCGGTTCAATCATGTATGACGCTTGGGGTGGATCAACAATGTTGCCCTGGGCAGAAAGAACAGCTAATAAAATAATGGACGAAAGGTCAAAAGAAGAAACAATGGAAAAGAGAAGTATAAATTACGAGTTTCGAGCAATGCCAGAATCTCGCACAATAGTAGGCACTGCTACCGTGTTTAACTCTGCCTACGATATGGGCTGGTATGATGAGGAGATGAGCCAAGATGTATTTACTAACTCGGACATGAGTGATGTAGTAGCATTGTTTAATCATGATGCTAACATGGTTTTGGCAAGGACTAAATCTGGTACTTTAAAATTAAAAGTTACTGGTTCTGCTATGGAATATGAGTTTGAGGCACCAAACACTTCTTTAGGTAACGACCTTTTAGAAATGGTTAAACGTGGTGATGTTTATCAATCATCATTTGCTTTTAGTGTTGAGGCAGAGGACTGGCAAGAAAGGGAAGGCATGAAACCTAAAAGAGTTATTCGAGGCATTAAGAAAGTATATGATGTTTCTCCGGTAACTTATCCTGCTAATCCAGATACGATGGTTGCCAAGCGAAGTTATGAACAGATAGCAGGAAAGGTAGATGAAGAATTACAAAGTGTTATTGATATATGTGTTAAATCTGAAATTAATATACAGAACGAGTTACGCAGGAACGCCCTGCATTTACTAAATTTAAAAACAAAATAATGACTGCAAAGGAATTAAGAGAAAAGCGGGCTTCCGATTACGCAATAATGGAAGACCTACAAAAAAGAGCCGCAGCCGAAGGTAGATTGATGTCCGCCGACGAATCCGAACAATGGGATAAAGCAGATAGCTCTTTTAAAAGTTATACAGACCAAATTTCACGTTTAGAAAGATGGAATGAAATCAACTCTGAGTCAAGAGGAGTTAGTGTTATTGAAGATACACTTGCTGCATTGCCAAGGGATCAAAGAGAGATTGTTAAGTCTCCAGAGTATCACTCTGCATTCATAAAGGCTATTGCAAAGAGAGAGTTGAATAACACTGAGCGCGGTTTACTCCGTGAAATGCGTGGTACTGCAACGATTACTACTGCGGAGACTGGATTGGCAGGTGGTTATGTTATTCCTTACCAGTTTTCTAACGAATTGGAAAGAACAATGGCTTACTACGGACCAATGTTACAGGTTAGCCGTGTAATCACTACACCAAAAGCAGGTACATTGTACTGGCCAAAAGTTAATGATACAGGCACGGCTGCTAACTGGCATACAGAGGCAACGGCAGTAACTGTTCAAGACATGACATTTACAAGAGAAACTTTTGCAGCTCACGTTTGTAACACATTGGTAAAAGTATCTGTTGAATGGGCAAATGACGAGTTTGGTCTATTGAATAGTGAATTACCAATCATGTTAGGTGAGCGTTTAGGTAGAGCATTGAACACTGCATTTACTACTGGTGATGGTTCTGGTAAACCAACAGGATTCAGAGACGTAGCACCTTCCGGTGTAGAATCTGCATCTACTGGTGCCTTTACTGCTGCTAACTTGGTTGACCTTGTTCACTCTGTTGACATTGCTTACCGTAACTCACCATCTGCTGCATTTATGATGCATGACCAGATTTTGAGTGCAGTTAGAAAGTTAAACTTGGACACTAATAATACTACTTTGTTCCAACCATCTCTTAGAGAAGGTACACCAGATAGATTGCTTGGTTACAATTTCTTTGTGAACAATGATTTACCATCTGCACAGGCTGCTGATGCTAAAATTATTTATTTTGGAGATTGGAGTAAGTATATAATCCGTGCCGTTGCCAACAATGTGCTTGTGCCATTGCGTGAGCGTTTCATGGATGAGATGGAAGTAGGTTTCTTAATGTATGCAAGGTATGATGGCAAGTTGCTTAATACTGCTGCAATTAAGCACCTAAAGAACCTGTAATTTCATTGGGGATCTAATCTGGAGGACTTGAAATATAGTCCTCCATTTTAAAATATAATCAAATGGCTTGGAAAGTAACAACGGCACCAGTAACAGAACCTTGGACATTGTCTGAAGTAAAAAACTATTTAAAGGTTGATACATCTGCTGATGATACAATGATTACTACTTTAATTACTGGAGCTCGTCACGTTGCTGAAAGTTACCTTAACATGGCATTGATTACTCAAACTATTACTGAAAAGTTAGATAGGCTTTCAAATCCAATTATTTATTTAAGTATTTCTCCAGTTATTGCCGTTACTAATTTTCAGTACGCAGACAGCCAAAATACAACACAGACATACAATAGTAGTAATTACATTGTAGATAATTTTTCAAAACCATGCAGACTATCCCTTGCATTTGGCAAAACATGGCCAACATTGTATGGTAATATAAATGATGTTACTATAACTTATACGGCAGGATTTAGCAGTGAGGCAAGCGGTGTACCTATGCAAATAAGACAAGCAATGTTAATGATGATTGCTGATACCTACGACAACAGAGAAGATTACGTTAGAAAGATGCCTACTGCCTCTCAATATCTTTTAGATCAATATAGGGTTCAATTATTCTAATGAGATACAATAAGAAAGAAGAAATAGGAAAGTTAAGAGAAAGAATAATAGTACAGAGTGTTTCTCGTACTGTTGGCACTACTGGTTTTGGAACAGAGACGTGGAGTAATTTTGCAGAGGTATGGGCATTAGTAGATTATAAAGGAATAAACAAGGAGGAGGTAGAAGGTGGCAAGATAACAGCATTAAGCCAGGTAAGAGTTACCTGTCGATATAGAACTGACATAAACGAGCAACAAAGAATTATTTGGATGAATAAATATTACCAAATAGAAAACATCCAGATAAGTGAGGACAATATGTATTTGCATTTATTTTGTTCATTTGCTCAAAACTATGTGTAATGGGATATTTATCAGCTAAACAAATAAATCACCTCAAAGAACTTCAGAAGTCTAACTACGCAGGTAGAAGGAGTTTCCAAGGAATGTCATTAAGAGTAGTAGGTTTAGCAGATGCGGTCATTGAATTTGCAGAGTTAATGGAGCAATGTACAGTTAAAGAAAGAAGTAGAGTAATAGATTCAGCTACTCCTATCGCATTACAAATTTATAAGTCATTAGTGCCGGTAAGTAATAAGGCTCACAGAATTAGCACTAATCCTTTTAGTAATAAAAAAATGAAAGGCTGGTCAGAAAATGATCGAGCTTCAATGATTGTGCAACCAGGTAATTTAAGAAAGTCTATTATTGATTTATCTAAAAATCTTAAATCATATAGATATGCCGTTGGAGCGGTAGGGCCATTGTATAAAAGAGGTACAATGAATAAAGGTATAAATAGTAGCGAAGGAACAAATGGCTTTTATGCTCACATGGTTTTTGGAAGTACAAGAGCCTGGTATAATAAAATAGTAGTACAAGCAAGGAATTTAAGTCGAGAAAAAGTAATTAAAACTATGCGTGACGAATGTATTTTTATCATGCAGGAAAGGCCTAAAAAATTCTGGCAAGTATCATGATAGGAAAAGTAATATATGGGAGACTATCAACTGATGTGGCAGTTACTGGTGTTTGCGGATTACGCATCTTTCCAGATATTGCTCCTCAAAATGTTACCTATCCTTTTTGTGTTTACACAATTATTAATAGTGTTGCAGTTGATTTTAAAGATGGTCAAAGTAATCTTGAAGAAGTTAGTTTTCAAGTAGATGTTTATACAAACAACTATGACACTACACAAAGTTTATCTAACTCTATAAGAAATAGATTAGACAGATTTGTAGGTACAGTAAATGATATTAGTGTGCAGACAGTTAAATATATGTCATCTGATTCACAAGCATACAATGCTGATTTAAATGTTTATTGGGTGAGTATTGATTTTATGGCAAGAATGAAACGATAATTATGAAGTTAAGATTAATAAAAACGTGGAACGGCAAGCCAGTAGGCGCAACAGGTGTATTCCTTTCCGACTTCGGAGAGCAACTTGTTGCCGATGGCATTGCAGAACATCTTGACGATGACTTTGTGGTAGAAAAGATGCCGGAGAAACAAGTGCAAGAGGCACCTCAACCAATTTACATTCCTGTGCCTATGCCTATGCAGTATTTTGAAGATGAGAATGAATTGGAAAAAATTGATGTTAATATAGATTTGTCAAAAGCTAAAAAATAATAAAATGGCAACAACTGGAATAATTAATGGTACGTTGATGCGCTTGTATAAAGATTCGACTGCAATCGGTTACGCGACATCCTGCCAAATGAACATTTCTGCAGCAATGCGTGAAATTCTTACAAAGGATTCAGCAGCTGGAGGATGGAGAGAAGTAAAGAAGGGTCAGTTATCAGGCACACTTTCCACAGAGGCGCTGTATGCCGGTCCTGGTGATTCTTCTACCAACTACTTGTTTGATGATCTCTTTACCGATTTAATTAGTGGTACTGCGCTAACTATTAAGTTTACTACAGATGTCAGCGGAGACAATGTGTTTACTATGCAAGCCATTTGTACATCATTGGATTTAAACGCAGCCGTAGAAGAAAATACAAGCTACTCAGCTTCTTTTGAAGTTACTGGTGCTATTACAAAGACTGTTAAATCTTAAAATTAAAAATTACCTAAAATGAAAACAATAAAAATAGCTAATGCGGACATACCAGTTAAGTTTGGTATGTTCGTTTTAGGTACATTTTTAAGGGAGAGGAACCTTAAATTAAGTGACCTCTCCCTCCTTGGCGAAGACCTCCTATTTGCTCTTGAACTTGCCTTTGCAGGTGTACAGGCAGGTTACAAGGCAAAGGGAGAGAAGTGCCCATATACCTTAGAAAAGTTTTGCGACTTAGTAGATTTGGATAAGGGAGGGATAAACAGGATAACGGAGCTGATAACAAATGAGATTTCAGTACCAGAAGATCCAGAAAGAAAAAACGAGATAGCGGAGGAGGTGAGTTAACACTTGATTACATCGAAAGATTTTGTTTTGGAGTCCTTAGATTCCATCCTCCGCAATACTATGAAATGACATTGAGAGAGGTTATTATAGCTATGCAAGGTTATAATAACCAATTTGAAATAGAACAGCAATTTGAGTGGGAAAGAGCCAGGTGGCAAACAACACTTTTATTAAATGTTCATACAGCTAAAGGCAAATCAATTAAGCCTAAAGATTTGATTGAATTTCCTTGGGAGAATGATAATCCAAAACCAACCAAAAGAAGTTTATCAGAAGTTGACAAGTCAATTTTTGACAAATGGGATAAAGAGTAAATAATGGCATTAGGTAAACTGAATTTAAAACTTGGCATTGATGTAAGTAATCTTGAAAAAGAACTTGGCAAGGTTGAGCGTGCGATGTCAAGATTTGGCGGACAAATGCAATCTATCGGCAGCACTATGACACAGTCTATTACTCTGCCATTGCTTGGTGTCGGTGCAGCTTCATTGAAAGCATTTGCCGACATGGAGAAGTTGGAGAATGGATTGATTGCCATAATGGGTACAAGTGAAGGAGCAAAGGATGAATTAGATAAACTTCGTAAAGTTGCAGAAAATCCTGGTCTTGCATTGCCTCAAGTTGTACAGGCTTCTGCCTCTTTACAATCAGTAGGAATGTCTGCCGATGCTGCAAGGGAAACTATAACACAGTTTGGTAATGCCGTAGCGAGATCGGGAGGAGGTGCAGAACAGTTTAGCGGAGTTACATTAGCTTTAAGTCAGATAAGCGCGGTTGGTAAAGTTACACAGGAAGACCTTAATCAGATAAAAGAAAGGCTACCGGAGTTTGCCAGAGTAATGAAAGAGGAATTTGGAACGGTGACTGCGGAAGGAATAAACGCAATAGGTGTAAGTAGTGAAGATTTTATTACGCGCTCTGTATCTGCATTAGCAAAGTTAGAAAGGGCGCAAGGTGGATTAGGGAATACATTTGATAATTTAAAAGATAATGTAACGGCATCTTTGGCTGAGTTTGGCAAGGCTATAAACGAATCATTAAATTTACAAGCCGTTGCAGAAAGTTTAAGTAAATATATTCAAGGTTTAGTAGATGGATTTAAAAATCTTACACCAGAAGTCCAAGGCTTTATAGTTAAGGCTGCTTTAGTGGCTGCATCTATCGGGCCCATTATATTTATAGTAGGAAAATTAATAAGTACATACGGTGCTTTAGCAGGAGCCTCAAAATTAATAGTACAAGCAATAGGAAATATAAGTAAAGCATTTAGCTATTTAGCTGCCAATCCAATGATTTTAGTAGTTACTGCCTTAATTGCTGCTATTGGTGCTATTGCATTATATGTTTATGATAACTGGCAAGCCTTCACAGATAGATTTAAAAACATTTGGATAAACATTAAAAACTCCGTAATGGAAGGAGTAGCTAATGTTTTAAAAAATATTGATTATCTACAGAAAGCATTAGGATTAAATTTATTTAATCTTGATGGTTTAACATCTTATCAAAAGGAACAAAGAATAGTAGCTACAGAGTTTAAAAGTATTGGAGATACAGTTGATAGTTTAAAAGGCAAACTTGCTTCATTATTTACAACTGGTGCAAAAGCAACTGGTGGCGGTGGAGGTATTACTGTACCAACTTTGCCGACAGAACCAAGTGCTACTACTCCAACAGGTGGAGGTGGTGGTGGAGCAGGTTCTGCTGCCTCAATGGGTGCAGGTTTAGGTGTTATAGGAATTTTACCGACATTAGATTTACTTCCAGATAAATTAGAAAGTGTTTCGGCTGCAAATGAAAGATTAAAACAAACAAATGAAGATGTAGCTAACTCTTTTACTAAAATTACGCCTGCTATAAAATCTGTTGAGGATTTATTAAGTCCATTGCAAAAATCACTTGTTATGGGTATTGAGGCATTTGCAAATTTAGCAGAAAGTGGTTTTAAGAGCATGAAAGAATTAGCCGCAGCAGTTAGGCAAAGCATAGCGGTTATTATTGGAGATATGATTAAGGTTTTTGTTGCTAAAGCATTAGCAGGTTTACCTCCTACTCCATTTTTATTAGCCATCGCGCCTGCTATTGCAGGTTTAGCTGGTTCATTAGGAAAAAGTCTTATAATGAAAATAGGTGCTCCAAAGTTAGCCGAAGGAGGCTTGGCTACCGGACCAACTATGGCATTAGTAGGAGATAACAGAAACGCAAGAGTTGATCCAGAAGTAATTGCTCCTTTGTCAAAGTTAAAATCAATGATGGGAGACATGGGCATGGGCGGAGTTTTGGAAACAAGGATAAGCGGAAATGATTTAATTATATTGTTAAATAGGTCTCAAAAGGGATTAAGTAGAATACAATAATGGCTGTAAGGTTTGAAACGACTGTATATAATGAGAAAGGCAGAAAGATTAATGTTGCTATAAAAGACAATGTTTTTTCTGGCATGACTTATAGTTTTGATACTATTTCTTTGTCATTACAATACGATAGCGAAAGCCAGCAAGGACAAGAAAGATTTACACCTATTATTGGATCTTCATTAAATTTATCTTTATTAATTAATAATAACGATTTACAAACATTACTTCTTGATATTGGATTAGCGGTTGAAGGGAGGTTTACAATAGATTTAACTGCTTATGAGGATGATAATACGACAGTATCTTTTAATTGGTATGGTTATATAGTTACAGATTTAGTGCAATTTGAGGATGTGCCTTTGTCTATTGGATATGTTGCTCAAATATCTGCTATTGATGGATTAGGATGGCTAAAAACATTGGATTACAAAAGTGCAGTAGGGCCTTACAATGGGCAAGACACAGTAGTACAACATATTTTAAACTGCCTCAATCAATTAGATTTTGTACAAACTGAACTGGTAGCAAATAGCTTGCCAGTGCTGCACACTGTTTTTAACTGGCATGAAAGCACATTAACATATAGTGCAAATAATGATTTTGCTTTAAAAACTGCAATACAACACAGGGCTTTTTATCACATTGATACTAAGAAAAATTATATTTATCAAAGTTGCTATGATGTAATTAAAAAGATATGTCAAGCACTGGGAGCAAGAATTATATTTAGTGGTAGTCAATATTGGTTTATTCAGATTAACCAATATGCTAACAATCCATCATCATTACGTTATTTTAAATATAGTGCTTTAGGTGTACAAACATCTGGCACTTTTACTGATGACTTTACTTTATCTAACGTACAAGGTAATTTAGGAAGTAGTGATTTAATGAGATTAAGTGGTGGTAAATGGACTTATTACTCGGCTTTAAAAAATGCTTTAATACGTTATAATCATAATGCTAAAAAGAATTTAATGCCTGGTGTGGTTTATAACTACATTACAAATACAGATCCTGTTATAGTTAGAACAGATACATTAGATAGTACAAACAATGAAGCTAAACTTAGCTATACAGGAATGTTATATCAAAGGTCTATTTGGTCAACTGGAGGAGGTTTTGTGCCTCATATATTTGTATATGCTGTAAAGGTAGCATCTATTATTGATTACATACCATTGATGGGTTTTAATATATTACAAACCTGGACACTTGGAAGTGGATGGAGTATATTAAATGGTAGTTTATTTGCTACTACAGTTACAGGAGTAGTTGAATGGACAGGCAGCGCGGTTGTTTCTAATAGATATTATTACGTTACTATAAAAGTAGGAACTTTGCAGCAAGGTGAATTAAGATTACGCATTGGTGGAGTTACTAAAACTATAACTACTGAAGGGGATTACGAGTATAAAATTTATACAACAAATACAGATGCTTTTAAATTAGATTCTATATCAGCTTTAAAATTTACTGGTGTTATTGATAATTTGCAAGTTAAACAAGAAAGTAAATATTTAAAAAGACCAGTCACTTTTACTAATGGTTTTAATTATCAGTTAGGTGCAGCAAGTTGGGAAAGTAGCTTTTATGAATGGGAATTTGTAACAGACATTATAAATTTAGATGGCACTGAAATTAATAACAAAACTATTTCATTTGACACTTTAGCTATTCCAGAAACAGGAGAATATGTTTGGGAGATGCGTCTTAAAGAAGTTAGGGATGAAAGTGGCACAGATATAAAAGCAGATTATGTCATTGAATATTATTTGACTAATAATTATTTAGAATTTCTACCAGATGGTACTATACAAGGTCAATCAGATTTAAAAGAATTTGCAAGTGATAATGATGATAAATCATCTGTTGTCTGCAATCTTGATACCTACCTTGGAGATGGGCCTTCTGCCACTACTACCGGAGGACTTAGAATATTAAATGCCTCAAGTATTTATGTACCATCAAGTGCATGGAAAATAGGTAACACTGGTACTGCTAAAAATGTTAGTCAATTATTAGTTAATGAAATTATACGCGGACAGCTCACACCAAAGTTACGCATGGTTGATATGCCATTCCAAAATTTATCAGTTGACAATCCTTACCTTCCTCACAAGGTCATAGAATATTCATCCGGATATTACGTTTTCGAAAGAGGTAGTTTTGATTTAAAAACAGAGATTTGGCAGGGTGATTACTTTAAAATAGAATTGGATGCCTAACTATACAGAACGCACAGTATTATCTAAACCTCGCGACTTTGCCGACGTTGCAAACAATGCAGGCAGTGGCGGTGTAGTAAATAATAATGTCACAGAAACAATAAATAATGTTACAGTAAATGGCTCTGCCGTATCAATATTCAATCAAGAATTTATTGCAGCTTCATCCAATGTTTTAACCTGGACACAAAATAATGGAGTCTTGCCAGTTACTAATTTAAATGCTGCTATTCATGTTTACCAGAATGGTCAGAAATTAATAGATAGTCAATATAGTATAACGGCACCTGCTACTATTACCATAGATTCTAACACACATTACGATGGAAGTAATTACATTGTATTTGCAATAAACATAATATAATGGAAGAGATAAAAGCACCAAAGAAAGAAAGAAAGTTTTTAAAAGCCGTTGGAAACATTGCCAAGGTGTTAGCCAATGAATTAGTAATGGGAATAGCAAGAAAGTTTATAGGCAAAGCCATTGACAAAGTAGGCAACAAAAAACAAGGACTTGTAATTGCTTTTCTTTTGGTGGCAGGAATATCTTATGCCTCTATTGATTCAATACCCTACCCAGTCACAGGCAATAAGCAAAGATTAGGATGGCAGACAACGGGCAATGGTTTAGTGTACAGAGGTAGAGCGACAGACACAATAACAAAGCCTACAAGCTATGCAGATAAAAATGTAAAAGCTTATCTTATCCTTGATTCTGTTAGCGGTTCTTTATATGTATTTAAGCAAGGTTCATGGGCAGCCATTAGTGGTGCAGGAGGAGGTTTAACTATGCCTTTTGATTCTATTACCTTTAACACTGCCAAGGATGGCACGGTGGGAGTGGGCGAAGTAGAATACAATGACACGCAAGGAAGTTTGATTCAAGGATTAAAGGGAGGTAATGTTACAAATGTTATTGGACAACAATTACACCAACGTGTTAATAATCGCACGGGTTCAACTTTGACAAAGGGAACTGCGGTTTATTTGTCTGGAAGTCAGGGAAATAGAATAACCGTTGCAAAAGCATTAGGCGTTACCGATGCCTTTTCGGCTAATACTTTTGGCATAGTTGCCGAAAGCATAGCGAACAATCAAAGCGGATATATAATAACAGAGGGATTAATAACGGGAATTAATACATCCTCATTAGTAGAGGATTCAGCTGTTTATCTTTCGCCAACGGTTGCGGGTGGTTTAACATCAACAAAGCCGCAAGCACCACAACACACGGTATATATTGGCGTATGTGTAAAAAGTAATGCTGGTTCTGGAGAATTGTTTGTTAAGATTCGTAATGGTCAAGAATTAGACGAATTACACGATGTCCGTATAACATCGCCAGTAAATAAAGCCTCATTATATTATTTAAGTAGTGAAGGTGTTTGGAGGGACACAACGCCAACACTTTTAGTAAGTGATACGGCTTCCATGTTAGCCAACTATGCCACTAAAGCATACGCAGACACAAGCGGCAGATTTTATGCAAGGCAAGATTTTAGAAATGTATCATCAAGCACTTTAACCTGGACGCAAACAGATACTTTAGTAGTGAACGATACAACATCTTTACAAGTATATAGAAATGGTCAAATATTGTTGCCAAGTCAATACACTGTACCCACAAAAACATCTGTTGTAATTGGCTCAACTGCATATAAATTAGGTGAGAATTATACAGTTATATTTCCCCGTGGTGGTGGAGGTGGTGGAAGTGGCAGCGGATCACTTACCTCAATATCTGGAGGTACTGGCATTACAGTATCACCAAATCCAATCACAACCACAGGCACAGTCTCGGCAGACTTATCTGTATTAATGGAGTTAACAGATACAAGCTTACTTAACCTTACTACAAGGTTTGCGACTAAACAAAACAATATTACTTTAACTACAACAGGAACAAGCGGAGCTGCTACCTTAACCGGTGCAACTTTGAACATTCCTCAATACAGTGGAGGAGGCAGCGGCACAGTCACCAGTGTAGGTAGTGGTTACGGATTACTTGGTGGGCCTATAACAACAAGCGGTACACTACGCGTTGACACATCCACAGTCTATGACTTTGTAAGAGATAGTATTGTAGCAGTTGAAATAGGAGGAGATACAATAAAAATAATTAAACAGGAATACGAAAATGTTACAAGTGACACTTTAGTATTTACTATACTCCCTAAATTCCCTATTCAATTAAGGCAGTTTATTTTGCTTTTTCGAAATGGGCAGTTATTACTCAATGACCAGTTTTCCGTTATTGACACAAACAAGGTAAAGGTAGCAGCCACATCTTTTAAAGTTGGCGAAAATTACACCTTAGTCACAGTTAGCGGCATCGGCTCTGTTTCCTCTGGGCAAGGTAATCCAATCTATCCAGAGGCAGGCATAGCCCTATCAACAGGCACAACATGGACAACATCTATTGTAAATAATTCAAGTAATTGGAATACAGCATATACAGATAGGTTAAAATGGGATGGAGGTAGCACTGATTTAGTAGCAGCGACAGGCAGAACAAGTTTAGGAGGTACTACCATTGGACAATCAATGTTTACCTTAACAAATCCTTCTGCTATTACCTTTCCAAGGTTCAATGCTGATAACTCTGTTACGGCATTATCTGCTGCTAATTTTCGTACTGCCATTGGCGCAGGAACTGTAACAACTGTTACGGCAGCCGCAGGCACTCCGATAAGCATAACTAATAATACAACAACTCCAGAACTTACAATAAATGCTGCATCTGCAAGTGTGCCAGGTTATTTGTTATCTGCGGATTGGACTACATTTAATAACAAACAAGCTGCTTTAGATTTTACCCCAGCAAATAGCACAATCACCATAGGAACAAACGCACCGTTACAAGGTGGAGGCGATTTAACGGCTAATAGAACTTTGTCAATAACACAAGCGACTTCAACCGCAAATGGATTTTTAACTTCAACTGATTGGAATACCTTTAATAATAAAGTCAATATATCCGATACGTCAACAATGTTATCTCCGTATTTTCGAGATGCTGATACATCTTCATTAAACCTTACAACAAGATTTGCGTCAAAACAAAATAATTTAACACTTACTACAACAGGAACAAGCGGAGCTGCAACATTGGTTGGTAGTACCTTAAACATTCCACAATACAGCGGAGGCGGTGGAGGCTCTGGCACTGTAACAAGTGTAGGCTTAACTGCTCCTTCTATATTTAACGTAGGTGGTTCACCTGTTACAACAAGCGGCACTTTGGCATTGACATATAGCGGCACTGCTTTACCTTTATTAAATGGTGGTACAGGTGCAACGACTGCCGATGCTGCATTGACTAATTTAGGAGTTACAACAGTTGGTAAGGCATTGTTAGTAGCTGATAATAGTGTTAGTGATAAATTTATAAAAGTTAATGCAAATAAAACAATAACACTTTTAACTGCAGCTGATACCAGAACGGCTATCGGGGCAACTACCTTAGGTTCTAATTTATTTACATTAAATGGAATAGGAACAATAGCATTTCCTCAAGTAAACGCAAACAATACCGTAACATTAATATCTGATACGCAGTTAAAAAATGTAATTGGAGCAGGAAGCGTTTCAAGTGTTGCAATGACTGTTCCTACATTTCTTTCAGTATCTGGCAGCCCTATAACAACAACCGGCACTTTAGCAGTATCACTTAGTGGTGTTCCATTACCCGTTTTAAATGGAGGTACGGGAGGAGCAAATGAGACAGATGCAAGAAATAATTTAGGTGCAGCGTGTAAGTCGTGTACGGAGACATTGACAGGTACAAAAACCTTTAGTAGTGATATTATTGTTAATGGTATAAATATAGGTAAAGGCGCTTCATCAATATCTTCTAATACACGAGTAGGTATAGGTGCTTTATCAAGTATAACTACAGGGGTAAATAATACGGCTATTGGAAATGGTTCAGGTGACCTTATTACAACAGGTGAAAGCAATACATTTTTAGGTTCTGATGCTGGTTTTAATATAACTACAGGAAGTTATAATACTGTTATAGGGCATAATAGTAGACCATCTGCAAATAATAGCACATTACAATTAATTGTTGGACATAATTTACTTGGAAAAGGAAATTCAACTGCTTACATAGGTGGGTCAAGTGGTGTTTATAATGAAAAAAATGTTACAACATGGGAAACTACATCTGATATAAGATTAAAAAAGAATATTGAATTTTACTACGAAGGATTAAATAAAATTAATCAAATTGAAGTTAAAAATTATGAATATAAAACTAAAGAAGAAGTTATTGATTCATTAAAATTATCTGTAATTGAAAGAAAAGGAATACAAATTGGTGTTATTGCACAAGAATATCAAAAAATATTTCCAGAATCTGTATCTACTAATAGCACAGGTATTTTATCTATAAATACAGATAATTTAATTTGGCATTTAGTAAATTCAGTTAAAGAATTATCAAATGAATTAAATAATTTAAAACTTGAAATTCTAAATCTTAAAAAAGAAAAATAATGAAACAACTCCTTCCCCTTTTCCTCTTCCTTTTGCCTTGCCTTGCATGGGCACAGTATCCAAGCAATGGCAATCAAAAGATAACGCTTGGAGAACAGAGTACTGCCGACGGGCTTATTTGGCGGGGCGTACTTGCGGACACAGGTATCATTACCCCGTCAAGTGATACAAGCGCTTATATCATTCTCGATACCGTAAATCATAGGTTTTACAATTACAACCGTGCTACAAATGTTTGGAGCGTGGCAGGAGGAGGTACTGCGGTTACAACCTTTAGCGGTGGTTCAACAGGGTTAACCCCAAACACGGCAACAAGTGGAGCGATAACATTGGGCGGAACTTTGGCGGTGGCAAATGGTGGAACGGGAAGCGCAACTCAAAACTTTGTGGATTTGACAAATACACAAACGGTGAACGGGGCAAAGACTTTTACAAACTCTGCTACTTTTAATTCAACATTTACAGGAAATCCAAGTTCAGGTTCTTCGGATGTTTTTAAATTTAAAACAACAGGAAATACAGGTAATGGAGTATTATATTCATACTCAGATGGTACTGGTGTTGCAAATGGTATAGGTAGTAACTTGTCTGTTTCGTCAGGAGGTTCTTTAACCAGACCAAATACTTCTTTAGGTGCATGGGCGATAGATATGGATAATAGAACCAACCCATCTATACAATTTTATTACATTAATCCAAGTGGTACTTTTAGTATTCCTTTTAAAATAGATTCATTTAGTAATGTGGGTATTGGTACAGGTACTATAACTGAAAGACTCCACGTTATCGGAAATGGCAGATTTACGGCAGTTGGCGCTGGTACATTTTCAAATAATTTAAATATTACATCAACTGGAGTATTAACAACTGCTACATCTGATGCAAAATATAAGTATAATATAAGACCTTTAAATTATGGCTTAGAAACATTATTACAATTAAATCCTGTAAATTTCCAATGGATAGAAGGTGAAGAAGAAGATTTAGGATTTATAGCTCAAGACGTCGCAGAAATAATACCAGAGGCAGTAAATACAAATTGGAACTCTGATTTATTATTTCGTTATGAATCTTTAATTCCTATCCTTACAAAAGCCATCCAAGAGCAACAAGCCTTTATTAAAGCCCTTGAACAAAGAATTATTAACCTCGAAAATAAATAAAATGAGATACCTATTTTTATTCCTTCCCTTGTTTTCCTTTGCGCAAGACGTTGTAAAGGATACTGTTTACATTCAAAAGCAAGGCAACATTTATTACATTATTCAGCAGACTACTTTGTCTGATAGCACTGTCACAGGCTCAAAGCAAATATTGGGCGATTCTGCAACTGCGATTCAAAGCCTTGTTACCGATGCAGAAAGACAAAGTAACACGTTGGCTATTCATGCAAAGCCTATTATCACAAAAGGCAAAGCCGTACAAAGGATAAATTATTACAATGACTTGCACGTTCAAATAAGTGGTAAGCCTGTCTATTTTACAACGGCTCAAAGAGACACGGCAAAGTTTTTGGGAGACTGGAAATTAAATTTTAACGGTGAAATTATTGATGGTAAGATTGAGTTAAATGTAAACAAACGTTTAATCTTTAATCCAGACAATGGCAAGGTTTACACCATTTCAACCAACTTACTTTTATCTACATTTACTAATCAAGTTTCCTTTGCCTTTAACGGTGTTAAATACGACTTGTACAAATATGCTGATGGCAAATTTGCAACCGTAGATGGAGATGTGAGGTTAATAAAAATTGAATAATGAAAGCAGTTATCTACAACATTTTTAAACTTGGTTACGATGGCATTGCCTATTCCATTTGCTGCGGAGTGCTATTCTCGTTTTTCTTACCCATCAAACATTTCTTGATTTTTACAATCTTTGTAGTTTTTGCAGACACGGTCACGGGAATCATGGCGGCAAGGAAAAGGGGAGAGGCGATAACAAGCAAAGGGCTTTATCGCACATCTCAAAAGGTGGTAACCTATTTCTGCGGTATAATGATTTTTCACGGGGCAAGTATTACTTTCCAACTTCCATCGCAGATAACCTATTCTGTCAGCTTCATTATTGCAGCCACTGAATTGTTTAGTATTTCGGAAAACATTAAATCCATAACTGGAACAAATATTGGTACAATTATTCTTAGATTTTTCAGACGTTAAAACAAAATAAAATGGAAACTAATTTTAAAGAAGTTTTAAAAAATGCAGATACAATTTCCAGTCCTTTAGGTTCGGTGAGTTGTTACGCTTTTAATTTTGCAGAACTTGCACAAGAGGTAAATGTACTTCTTACTGATGATGGAAAGAAGGTCAAATTTACATGGCGCGAGTACATTAAACTGGCTCAAATCATTTGGGATAAAATTAAAGAAACAAGCCGCGAATGTGCTGGGAAGGAGATTTCGGTGAGTTTACCACCCAAATTTTCTATTATTTCAGCTGCTTTTTCGCTCATCGGGTTTAAATTATAGGCGCAGACAGAATCGCTACCTTAGTGCCGAGGGGAGTTGATTAATTTCTTCTCCCCTTAAAAATATAAAATATGAAAGCAAATGAATTTTTAATATGCCTTGATGCCGGGCATGGTGGCATGAGAAACGGAACGGGCCCAGAGAAATATGTTACCTATCCTTCAAAGTGCTACCAACATCGCACAGGCAAGTTTCATTCCTATGGATGGTTTTTTGAGGGAGTGTTTAATCGCTCATTAGCTAACTATTTAGAGCAGTACCTTCTTGACTATGGCTTTAAAGTTAAAAAGATATACGAGCCTATCAATGACACAACATTGAATAAACGCTGCCAACTTGCCAACTCCTACGCATCTGTAGCTAAACACTCTGTCCTTGTTTCCATACATGGCAATGCAGCCGCAGCAACAACTGCCAGAGGATGGGAGATATTTACATCACCAGGAGAAACGAAAGCGGATCTCCTTGCGACTTGCATCGGGGAGCAAGTAAAAACTGCTACACCAGGCTGGGTGCATAGAGCTGATTATTTAGATGGAGATTTGGATAGGGAGGCAAGGTTTACCATGCTTACCAATGTGTCAATGCCTGCGGTGTTGTCGGAGAATGGATTCTTTACCAATTATTCTGATGCAGGATTAATGATTGATTTGTCTTGGCAGCAAAGTATTGCTAAAGCGCACGCAAAGGGCATCTTAGACTACGCTGTGCAGCAAGGTGTAGTGTGGGAATAAAAAAGGCGCAAGTATCTCTCTTGCGCCTCTTAAACACCTTAAACATCAACAAACACTAATTAACAACTATATCTTGCAATAACTTATTTAATAATCTAACGGCTGATTCTTTTACATCTTCTTTCTCGTTGTTTATTTTAACTACTTGCCATAACAAAGATACCATTCTTTCCGGATTCATATACTCGTAAAATTGTTTGTTTCTTTCATCTTTCGAATTATAAAAAGATACAAGTGTTGATGCGGAGGATACGACATTATTTGTCTTAATTCCTTTTGGATACTTTGCTATCATAGCATCACATAGTGCTATCTGCTTTTTATCCAGTCCATAGTTTTTAGCAGCCATGTGTTCCAATTTTTAAAAGTGATAGTTTAGTTTTCTCTTGTTTCATGCGATGTTCAATAATGCCCATGAACCATTTATCTTGTCTATTTTTATCCTTAATCGATTCAGCTATATAAATCTTTTCAAGATTGTTAAGACGTTTTCTAATTACTTTTTCCTGTATCATTTGAAATATGCTTTTGATATTAACGCTAATTGAAATGCGTCAATTTCATCTTGTGATAATTTTTTGTTTCCGGTCACTTCGAGCTTCATTCCTTTAATTACGGACATGGCATAATCCAATGTCCATTTACTACCTTTATCCTGTGGTGATATTCCTTTTACAGTATGTCCGTACAATTCTAACCAATCAATAGTAAATCTACTGGCTCCTTGGTTCATGCCGACATTGCGGCTGATCTTTGTTCTTGCCCTTCCATCGACATATTTTCTAAAGGTAATATTTTGCAAAGAAGAATCTTCGACTACTACTTTTATATCTGTTGCCCAGGTCAATGCGTCCTTTGCCCAGTCAGCAAGTTTTTTGTACTTTCCAAAATAAACTTTATCCTCATCAATAATACAAACGGCAAAGCCATTTAATCGCATTGATGGGTCAATGCCTACGAATTTTGCCATAATTTATTTTTTTATTTAGAAAGTTACGTTTAACATATTTACTCACAAATTTTAGTAAATGGTAATAGTCATAATATTTATTTTTATATTTCCATAGTTCAAATATTGGATAATACTCAAAATTTTGAGTACCATATGTCATAAACATTGTATTGTCGTAAGTAGTCCTTGAATAACCATCCCAAAGGTTTATTCCGGATAACATATCATAAGTTATGGTGTCTATTGTATAAGATTCATCTGCTTCACTATAATAACATCTTTCTAATTGTTTATTTCCTATCTTTTCAAGGCTCATTGTATTGTATGCAAAGAAATGATTATTCTGTGCTGGTAAATAGGCAACTGTTAACATAAAGCAAACGGCCATTGTAAATTTTATCGGCTGTGTGCTGCTAATGTTTGTTTTAGTTACCTCCCTCACTACTCTTCTTCTTGTCCTTGGCTCTTTTACTCCTATGCCGTATGCCTCTATGCCTTTCTCAATAAACTGTATTTCTAAAACATAGCCAAAGCAGATAATAGCACCAATAAAGAAAAACATAGCCCAAAACTCTGCACCAGTTGTTTGACCTTGAATGCTAAACCATAACTCCAACAATGCTATCACCGTAGCAATAGCAGCAACACGCGGAGGATATTTACTACGCTTGTCAGATGGATTAAGGAAATCAATGAACACAACGGCAAATCTGCCAAACTGGAGCATGAGAGAGGCAGGAATGGAAAGTAGCAGAGGAAGGGGAAGGAAGTACACGTTAAGAGCTGCGGTAATAAGGTATGTTAGTATAATACCTGTAAAAATAATCTTTGGCATTGAGGAGGTAATGTCCTGGAATAGCCATTCAAAATTCTGATTGTTAAAATTCTTTTTCATGTTTGTGATGTTTTAATAATTAATGATAAGCAAATATACAAAGTATATTTATATATAATAATAAAATAAAAAAAAAGTGGGAAATAAATTACTTCCCACCGAAAACCACTAATCACTCCTTTTAAAAAGTTCTTCTTTGCGCTTAAACATTTCATCTGCTGGCACAATCGTTAACTCTTTTGCACTTGTTTCGATGCGTAATTCTTTAAATCTTTCTATTGCCTCCGCTACATCATTAGCAGCTACACTTACTATGCCTTCTTTGTACTTTATTATAAAGCGATTTGTTTTAACCTCCATTAGTACCATTTTTTTAAAGTGTCAATAATAAAATAAATGGCATAACCAAAAGTTAGCAACCCTCCAATCGCTACAATAATAAGTGCAATGTCTTTGCCTAATTTCTGTTTTTCTTGTTCTGTTAGCATAATTATCTGTTTAAATAGTTTTTACTTGCTACCGGATCTTTGCCTTGGTCTTTATACTTGGCATCTGCCTTACTGGCATAGTCGGTGTATGGCATTTCGCTAATATCGTGATAGCAGATTTGGGCAATCTTCATGTAAGGATATATTTTGACTGGCTGTACACAAACAAGCTCCAGAGTCCAATGCCCTTTGAAATTAACATCTCCAAAGCCTGCCGTTACATGGACAAATAATCCTAATCTTCCAAGGCTTGATTTCCCTTGTATAATTGGTACATGGCGCAAGGTCTCCGTATATTCAACGGTTGAGGCAAGGTATAAAACATTTGGTCTTAAAATAATTCCTTCTTCCGGAATAATAAAAGGAGCATAAGCATTCTTTTTCCTTGTGTCAAGAATATTATCAGTGTACATTAGCAAAGTGTTGCTTAGTGTTAAATCTACACTATTAGTACCAATGTTTGCCTCAATTAGTGGCTCAATGACGATGTTACAAGCTGCGATTTCGTCAATGATTGTTTTGTCTGTTAAAATCATTTTATCTGTATTTTAATTATTGAAATCAAATCCATTATGCACTCTTTTTGCGCTTCTTCGTAGGTTTTAAAACACCAATCTCCAGATGGTTTATCTTTTGGCATTGTATGATATTCTTCGCCTGTTATATTGTTCCAAATCCAATAATTAAAACCAAGTATATGGCTATGCTGGTCGTTTGTTGCTTCTATTGAGGATTGCCAATTAAATTGCTCCCTAAACCATCTAAATGCAAAACAATTAAGTACCATTGAGTGAATGTGATTGCGTGGGTGTCCGTCAATATATTCTGGATTATTTGGGTCAATCTTTATATTGTGATTTTTGTAATACCAATCAAAAAAACCCATATATTCTAATTCTTTGTAAACATTCATTTCTTTAAGTCATTTAGTTCTGGATGTGTAAAATAAAACTCCGTCAACATTGCAGCATTTGCCATTAAGTGCGCTGAATGCAAAAGCCCACTTTCTTCGTCTATCATTTCACCAAGTCGCATTGCTTCTAAATGTCTCATTGCGGAGGCAATGACAACAGAGAAGGGAAAGCCTTTCTCCCAGTTACCGGCAGGATACTTTTCTAAACCTTGTGTCCACACTTTGGCATACTCACGTTGCGCAATGGCTGGGCAAAGGTCGTATCGTAATTTATTTTCGTTGTGTCGCATAGCTTCTTTCATAGGTGAAATGCTTCTAAAGATAATATAAATTTATTTGTAAGTTTTAATTCATGCAGCATCTCCATAGCTATATATCTTGTTTCTGCCTGGGCATTTGCGTCAATGCGTAGCTTAAACATATTTATGTAGGCGTAGAGAGATCCGGTCCAGATGAACGTTGTATTTAAATTTAAAGGTAGAATAGTACGCGCTTGTTCCTTTGATACGCCAAGTTCTATTAAGGTGTGATACGCTCTTTTAGCATGGTCAATCATTTGCTCTTCTATAAACTTTGCCTTCTCTGCCACATCGGTAAACAAAATACCTTCACTACCTTGCTTACTTGACTTGCTTTGTTTCCTCCATACATTGACCTTAGTGTATGTATCAGAGAAATCAACGTATCTGCCAGATATACTATTTGCACTTAATCCTACTTGGTGCTTGAACAACTGCCGCTCAACATAGATAGGGCAAGTTATCCGGTACTGTAATTGTGGATGTCGAAAGGGAGAGGTGTGACCATGTGAGGCAAGGTAATTTATTAGGCTTTTGTTTTCACCACTGGTGTAATTGGTTGCGTCCTTGCCATAGCTAACTCTGGCGGCATTAACTACCATTTCATCATTGCCAAATATTTCTAATAATTCTACTTTCATTTGTATCATTTTGTTAATGTCAACGATATGGTTTAACGAAAAAATCCAATTAACCAAATTGGACAATAAAATATCCAAGCCATAAATCTTTCAGTAAGACTTACTGCTAAATTTTCTTTGCCTATTTCTTTACAGTCGTTTCTCCAAATTAAATAAAATGGTATAAATAAAACAAGTTGTAATAATATACAAATTAATAATGTTTTCATTTTAAGAGACATTTAAGAGACATTTAAGAGAAGTTTTTAATTGTGCAAGGGCAGGATTCGATACCTGCAAAGCTTCCGCACTTCTGCGTTGATACCCTTTTTGTTTAACGTGAGGGTTAGCGTACCTCATTACAGTTTTTTAGCGTCTATCTTCCGCCACCTTGCTATTTGCCTGTCTATTTCCAAGCTGCCAATTCATCCTCTGACGCGAATAGGTGGAAAGAAATGTCTAATCAGGGGAAAATAACATAACACCTAAACCCGAGGTCTGCAAATATTTTTAAGTAGTCATGTGACCGACTAATATTCTTTCCTGCCGAAAGCTACTAAGCAAAGTTCTGTAGTTATCACTGGTAATTAATAACAGTTGCTTTACCGCTCTACATTGCTCAAAGATGGCAGTGGCTTTGGGATACTTGCCTTTCACATAGTAATCTGTCAAAGTAGAAGAGTGCTTTATTCTCTTATACTCCTCCTCCGGCATATCACGAATGCACATCATTAGCAACTGTGAGTAAATACTTTCATTCATGCCAGATATAACCGTGTATCGAGAGTAATAAGCAGATAATTGTCTCAAATATTCGTCACAAGAATCAAGGTCTTCAGCACTAGGCGCAACCGAAATCCAAGTATTCACTTCTTCACAAAAAGCCTTAATCTCTAACATCTTGCTATTATACTCTTTCATGATACTTTTTTAGAATGGGAATTTTTCGTCGCTTATCAATCTATCTTTTTGCGCTTGATTGTATCCTTTTTCAAAAGATTCATCTCTATCTAACTTAACTTGTTCATAGAGTTTTTCTAATTCAATTAAATCTTGTTCAAGTTCTTCTATTTTTTTTGTTAACAATATAAAAACTTCATTCATATCATTTAATAAATCATCCAATACTCTTTCTAATGATTTGTCGTTCATCTTAATTTATTTTAATATAATTTAAATTCCTTATATTTTTCATAAAAGGCAGTTATTCCAAGTTCTTCTATTTCTACCATGTAATCAGAAATTTTTTCTTTAATCTTATCGCATTCTTCATCTTCTAAATGATAACAATTAAAACCATCATACATCTGCTGTATTGAATAGCCATTGCCTGCATATCCTGTTGCGATCCATAACATTTCTTGCTCTGTCATTTTATTTTATTTTAAAAATCAAAAAATCCTTCACTATCTCCCCAAAACTCGGGGCATATATTATTATACTCTTTCACTTTACATCTTTTACCGTAAGCAATGTAATTGTCTTAGTTTCCTCTGTTGCTACACCGTAAAGTATTTCTTGTTTCTTTTGTGCTGCCAGTTGTTCCTCTCTTTCCTGTAGTTCTGGGCTATGAATATATGATTTCTTTTGGTAAGTAGAATAGCTTAATACCTTGTTATCAACTTGCACCATATACCTACTATTCTGCAACTGCTGCTCTATTTCCTTTCTATATTTATCTCTTTTTTCTGTTAACCATTTAATATCATTGTCAAACTTTATATATTTTAATATTAAAGGTTCTAATTCCTCATTACAATGCAGCTCATATGCTTCCGCTATTTCCTCCGCTGCTTTTCTTATCCTTATCTCTGTCTTTGCCAAGTCTTGCATAGTAAAGGTGTGCTGATATGTTTCATGCACATCTGTCCACTCCATGCTTTTGCCTTTTATCCTTGTCTTGTAATAATCAATAAAACAAGTAGGGATAATGCCATATTGCTGAAATATTACATAGCTATAGGCTTGCATTTGTAAACTGTTTTCAAGTCGATCTTGTGTCCAGGCAGCAGTGCCTGTTTTAAAGTCTCGGATAATTTCAAAGTTTTCAGAGGCATTGTCAATGTAGCCAATAAATTTAAAGTCACCGAAATCGTACTCTAACTTATGCTCAACATGAGGATAAATTAATATATCGTTTAGAAAGTTATTAGGAAAATTAAACTCTCTTTTTATTCCTTTGCAATAGTCCTCAATGTCACTGGCAAACTGCTTGCCAAATTCCATCATTGGGGAAGGAGCATCCGGTATATTTAGAAAATACCTTTTCATGTAGGCAGATGGATCTGACTCCCAAAGATTAATCTGAGAGATAGAAAGGTGTGGTCGTGGTAGTTTAAGCATTTTCTTCTGTTGTATATTGTGTTTCAATAAATTTCTTTACTTCATATTTTACATAATCTATTGCTTCCTCTATCTCTTTTTCATTATTATATTTATTAGTGTCTATTTTATTCTTTATATGCGTAATAGTATTTACCAATAAAGCTAATCTTGTACTTCCATTAAATGCCCAAGTTTGTATTTTTTGTTCATCATGGTCATAAAAGGAGACATTAAACGGTGTTTTTCTATCTAAAGCCATTTTGTTTTATTTTTAAGTTGTTTAAAAAAGAGGCAGCGCAGTTACTGCCTCGTATGTAGTCATTCACCTCAATTTCTGAAATACCTGTATAAAGATAGTGCTTGTTGCTGCCGTTGCATTTTCATGCGGTATGCCAGCCTCACTTATCTTGTTATAAATGTCAATGTATGCCTGTGAGTAAATGGCAGACAACTCAAATACCATTGCAGCCAAGTCTGGCTTATCGCTTTGCTCTGCCTGTGCAGCAGGTGTCTGTGCCTCATCTTCAACTACCTTGTATTTGCCTTTGTCATCAATTAGCTGTATGTTTTGCCCAGACTTGTATCGCTCAATAACATCGCCAGGCTTTCCGTAAACTCTGACTTGGCTCTGATCCTCCAGAGTTACAAGAATGTTTATTGAAGGCCCATACTGTCCTTCCCTTGGCGCACCTGCACCATATTTTACCACACCTTTAACGATTTTCATAATAATCTTCTTTTTTGCAGTCTAAAATCTCTTGATTATATCTATCCCACACATCTGTGAGCTGCTCCGCTATCCAAGGCACATCGAGTGCTTCTGTCATGATTTCGTTAAATAACACTTGCTGGGCATCGTCAAGTAATTCATAGCGGAAGATTTTGTTAATGGCTTTGTCAACATCTTCCTCTGTTGTGCCTTTAATGTGATAGTCATCCATGAGATAGGATGCAAATCGTTTGCTAATGTCGTTCATGTTTGTTTTTTGTAAGGTGAACAATTTATTTTGTTATGTAAATATACAAAGTATATAATTAATATACACAATTATAATATAATTATTTTCATTTTTTTATCACTTTCCTCCAAACCGCCAGTTTCTGCGCGATTACTACAGCTCTTTTCATGTTTCCCTGTTCTATTTTCTTGGCATGGCTGCGAATGGTCATAAGATCTAATGACTCTGGGGGCTCTTTAAGTGCGATGGCCTGTGCTTCTTCCCACAATGCTCTTTTCTCACCTTCCTCGTATGTTATCATGTCAAACTTTAAACACATATCATACCAGTATAGCGGCACATCTTCCCATGTCTTACCGGTAAACTCTTTTATCATGGTTGGAAATTCTGC